CAGGATGAAGCGGCATGGTTTAAACATCAACAGGTTGTTTATGATGTGTATATAAAAACGGAGGGAGATGAATTTTCAAGACCTTGGAAAAGGTTTTTCGATCAACCAACAGCTATAGAATTTGACATTCAAGAAAGAGAACAATACGAAGTTAATTAATATGAGACCAATAAGAGATTACTACTTTATTAAGGTAGAAAAAATTCATGAAGATACTATAATAGTTAACGGGAAGGAACTTTTTATGGACACTTCCTTTGATGAGTTAAAACATGCTAGACAGTATGGCACAGTTGTTGCACTACCTGTAGGTTTGCCCAAAGGTTTAAAGTTAGATGTTAAAGTGGGAGACAAAGTGTACTGCCATCACTTTTTAACAAGTGAAGAAAACAGAGTTAAGTTCCATGATGATGAAAAAATATTTAGTATACACTGGACGTATATGTACGCTAGAGTTAGAAAAGGTAAGCTTAAAATGTTACATCAATGGAATTTTGTTAAACAGAAAGTAGAAGACGAATCTAATTATGTATCTAACTCAGGTATATATTTAAAACCAGAAGCTGAAGATATAGAGTTACATGGATATGTAGAATATATGAATAAGGACCTTAAAAAATTAGGAGTGAAAAAGGGTGACGAAGTAGTTTTTTCAGAAAATTCTG